TTCATCCAATGCCAACTGGCCCGCGCATTGTGTGGCCCGTCCTGATAGCCGTCGATCAGTAAAAATTTTTTTTCAAAGACAGTACCATCACCAGCGAGTGCAATGATCGAACGATTACTATTTAGCTCACTAATCGCATCGTCGTGCTCCTGTGCTTTGGCGGATGCCGCCACGATGTCATTGATGGTTGCCTTGCCGGTAGAGGTCGAATCCTCAACAGGCATGTACTGAGACCCCGCCGGGGTTTTGGCCGGAAGGCCGGTGATGGTTGTAGTTGCCATGTTTTATTTACCTCCTTTGATTGCCTGCTCCAATGCGGAGACTCTGTCTTCCAGATCGTCTATCTTCTTCTGCTGCCGCTGGATCGTTCCAACCAGCAGCGGGATAAACTCTGAATATGCAAGCGCGTAATTCTTTCGGCTGCCGCCCCCCGCCTCGTCGAAGGTGACAAGGCCCAGGTCGGATGTATCCACGCCGGCGGCTTCCAGTGCAGCCTCCACGTCCTGGGCGATGAAGCCGTAATGGACCGTTTCCGGGCCGCCCTTGCGTTTGTATCGCACAGGCCGAAGCTGCAACACAATGTCCGGCAGATCCTCCCGGATCTCCCGCTTCACGTTCCGGTCGGAGGAGACGTTGGGGTTGTGGGACAAATAGATATAATCAAAACGGCTTGAGCTTGTACCGATGGACGGAGTTGAGAAGTCGTCCGGTATAATTGCGTTTCCGATGCTCAGTGAACTGATGGCAACCTTGCTGCCGCCGCCAATGTCGATAACATCACCTTCAATGGTGATTCCGGTCGCTCCGTTGAGCAGTGTTAGCGTTCCACCTCCGTACAGAGAGGAGCCTACTACATAGTGCAAACCGGACCCGAAATCGCCAAATATAAAATCTCCGCCAGTTTCGTCCATAGAAAGTTTGGCAATCGGGTTGTACGGGGCGACCGTCGATTTTGCTTTTGTTTGCAATTTGAAGCCGGTCGTATCCTGTAGTAGTTCCCACACGCTGTTATCCACCTGAAAACTGCCCGTCGCCGTGATGTCCTCCGCCATAATCTTCTGTGCCAGTACGGTTCCCAGCAAGTTAATCTGTCCCTCGTCGTTCAGGGAGATCTCCGTCACTGTACCGTCCGAGCCGATGACCCGGAGCGTGATGCTGTCCACCTTCTGGCTGATAAGGGACGCCGCCGCACGGATTGCCTCGATCTCTCCGTCCTGTGCCTCTTGGAAGAAGCTCCCGTTCCAGGCGAACAGCTTGTTGGCCTGATCGATGTTGATCCATACGTCTCCTGACATGAGCTCGTCCGCGGTGTAGTCCGTGCCCATTCTGGTGGGCTGCGGGAGCAGGAACGCCATCTCTGATCCGTCAATCGCCACGATCTCATCGCCGTCCAGCGTGACCCATCCTGTGTCTGATCCTGGAACCTCCGTGTCGAGGAAGGTTCTGCTCTTGCTTCCGGCAAGCGTCTCGACCTCGCCGACCACACTCTCCAGCCCGTCATAGGTCTGAGACAGCAGGCTGAACTGATCGTTGACATTATCGAACGCCGCGCTCGTCCCATTCAGGGCCTTCTCCACGTCTTCCTTCCAGACTCTGGTGAATATCTCCTGGTCTGTCAGCGTCAGCTCAGATCCGCCTGTCACCTCGCCAGACGCCCCGATCGTCTCAGACAGGAGCGTGATGCGCTGATTCAGATCCATCAGTGCCTTTCGCACCTCAATGGAGAATCGCATGATTTGTTCGTCGTTCAGTTTCTCCATGCGTTCACCTCCTACTTGGTTAGACTGTGTGTCGTATATGCGATGTTAATCTGGTTGATTGCCAGGCCGCCTTCCGCGGAGATCTCGAGCCAGAAGTTGTTCACCCGGACGCCCCGGGGCTTAAGCACCAGCGGCATCCAGAACTCTCCGGACTCGGGCACATCCGGGTTGTATCGGCCTGCCGTCTTGATCACGATGCTCTTTCCGGCCTTCGATACGATGGTATCTCCGGACAGGGTTGTGATCTCCGACGTGATCCGGTCCAGATACGAGTAGCCGTCCCTCCACCGTCCCTGCCCTTCTCCGCCGTACTCCACGGCGATGGGACCGTCGGGATTGTTCAGGATGGACAGTACCGCACGGTTGACCGTCCGCACCCGTCCGTACCCGCCGAAGGTTTGAGTCGGGGTCCTGTAATGACAGGGGATTGTAGCGCCGAAATCCGTCGTTGCATCCTCGTTGATCTTGGAAATCTGACCGCTGCTGTTGGCAAACCACACCGTCCCGGTGTCCGCCTCCACGACTGCCTCCGCACTGAACGGTGAGTGACGGCTCCAGCTCAGGCTGCTGATCCCGTCTGAAACAGAGGAGATCGTGTAGTCCCACACCCACAGCTTGTCTTTCACAAAGGCATAGTATCTCTGGCCGTCCTCCGCGCCGACTGCCTCATACTCGCCGCACGTCCGCAGATCCTGAAGCAGGCCGGGCCTTGCGGCGTTCCCGTTGACGTTCTCCGAAATCACCACGATCATGTTCTCGTATGCTGCGGTGGCATCCCGCAAGAACATGACGCCGTGCTTGGAGTGCATCCACACCAGGTTATTTCCGCACAGAGCGATGCTCCATGGCATGTCGCATCCGCGCTCTGTGTTGATCGTGCTCAGTGGCAGATCGATGAACTTCCTGCCGTTCGTCTCCTCGATCCGGTACGTTGCCTTCGCCACATGATGACTCTGGAATACTACCAGTACGTTCTGCTGCTTTCCGAATCCTGTCACGGGGTCCTGGTAGGCGCCGCAGAGATTGTACTGATCCATGGGGAAGTAGGTGGCGTCCACGCCGTAGGAGCCGTTGCCGCTCCAGAAGATCGCATTCGGCTGCTTATCACAGCGTCCCAGCACTACGCAAACAGCATCGCTGCCTCCGAAGCTGGTGGCGAACCGGCAGTCTGCGATCGCCTTCATAGCGTCCGGGTTGTCCTTGGTGTAGGTCACCCGTAGCTTGTTGCTGAGTGCCGCCGGCGTCGTGATGTTGAGTGTGATGTCCTCATACTCCTCGTTCATCACGAATCCTTCCTGAATCCAGTTGGATGCTTTGAACTCGCCGGTCTTCAGGTCGTAGTATTTGAGCTCCATCCCGGCGTCAATGTAGATCGTAACGTACTTACCGTTCTCCGCGATGGCGTAGTTCCCGGTGATGTTCGCATTCGGGAAGTCCCTCCGGGCGCGGTACAGTGCGATCTCCGCCAGCTTCTGATACCGGCTGGTCAGCGTACCGGACGCTCCCTTGATCACGTCTCCGGGAACATAGGAGTTATAGACCAGGTCACGGCTGGCCCACACGATGTTCTTCACAAGATGTCCGTAAGTGCCCGGCACCAGGATATCCTTGTAATCGACCTGGCGTGGGTTGTTCCGGTGGATCGTCACCTGCCGGATCGCCTTGCACTTGAAGAATCCGTTGGTGGCATCGTAGTGCGTCACATAGAACTGATTGTCTCCCACCAGATAGTGGAACACGATGAGATCCGTGTTCGCGCTGATCCAGATCAACTCATGGTCTACATTGGTCAGACCCCCATGCGCCTCCGCCAGTGAACTGTAACTCTCCAAGATGGTCGAGCCGTCTGTCGGCGTTGTCTGCGTGCTGATAATCTTCGTGCTCCCGTAATACACGTCAACGGTGGAATAGATGCAGTTCTGGGCGTAGTGCCAGCCCTCGTTGGTTCTGCCCATCATGTCGTAGGTCGTCCACTTGTTCGTTGGATAGTGGTAAGACACCCGAAAGTAGTTCGTCATCCACATCTCCGTGTTGGAGCTCTGATACTTCACTACTTTGAACGTGGGACTCAGGATGAACAGATTGAACCACGTCCCGTTGTCGAACGCGAAACGCTTGCTCTTGTCGCTGTAGGGGCACTTGGAAAGCGCCAGGCCCAGGAACGAGGATGTATATTCAGAAGGTGGAGACGCAGAGTCCCCACGCCTGAGCATCACGCCGTTCTTGAACGTGGTGTTCGCTGTAGCCGGGATATTGAAGTTGCTATACTTAATGTTGGGCAGGAAGTTGGAACCCTGGCTGGTCGTTCCGATCCATCCCTTTGCGGTCCATCCCGTCTCGTCCACATGGAGCGGCACGTCAAATTTGAGCCTCGTGAACTTGGTGGAACTGTCCGGAATATTCTCATCAATGATCTGTACGTTCCGTCCGCCGATGGCGAACGTGCGGGTAGACGTGTCGCTGGTATCCACCACGGTGTCCTCTACCTGGACCTGCGTCACGCGGCAGCCATGCACCGGCAGATAGTAGTCGTAGGAACTGTTGTCCACGTCGAACCAGACCGTCTTCTTCGGATTGATCCGATTCTCTGGCTGATACAGGTCTCCGCCGGTACCATCCGGATTTCGGTTGATGATGATGACCGGTGTATACACGTCCTCCGCGATGGAGTACCCGGACCCGTTCTGCCACAGGATTCGTTCTCCCGTCAGCGTTCCGTTGCTGTAGCTCAGCCTGACGTAGATGCCCCACGCCTTGTAATACAGATGCTCATCAAAGGCAAAGAAGGTTCCGTGACCCGTGGAGGACGGTAGCGTGATTCCGCTCACCTTCTTCACGCCACTGGACGTGGCACTGGGATTGAAGTAGCAGATGCTCGTCCCCGCCGCATATACCACCAGGCCGTGGAACAGCTTGTCGTAGAACCATACCGTTCCCGTTCCTCCTGCCACCGGATTGAACACCTTCGTCTGGCCTGCGCGTTTCTTCAGCATCCCGTCCCGATACCACATGTTCAGCATGTCAGGGGATTGACTGGCGGAGACGTGCGTCGGATCTTCATGGAGGTTCAGACCGCCGAACAGATTCTGAAGCGTGATCGTTCCCTGCTTCTTCGGGTCCGGCATGTCGCCCAGTTTTACGCGCATAGTCTCACCGCCTTAATAAGGGTCGTACCCTATGTTCATCTGATCCACCACAAAGAAGTTCTCCGCCCGGAGCCGCTTCTTCATGGCGCTCAGTCTGTCGTCGTATTCGTTTCTAAGCGCCGCGTAGGCGAACGCATCATCCTGCATACACAGCATCGCCGCAACATAGTAGGCCGCCGCTGTCTGCATCTCCAGCGTTCCGTCCAGCGCCGTCTCATCGGCAGGATCTTCATCCAGCCGCTCCGGCTGACGGCAGTATTCCAGGATGGCGTGATCATACAGATCCTCCCGGATCGCGATCTTCCCGCCCGCGGCCCAGTAGCCCTTGACTCTCGTCATCCGTCCGCAGACCATCATCGGCAGACCGTCCTCCGTCATTCTGAGGTAGTCATCCGGTTCCGGCACCAGGACGAAGCCGTGCGCCCGCTGGATCGTTGCCTCGTCCGGCTCCATGATCGCAATCAGCGGAGCAGGACCCATCGCCATCTCAAGCATGCAGGCGTTGTATAGTCCGGGCACCCGGACGAAGTAGTCCGTCTGATCGTTGTAGTCATCCAGCAACTCCACACCTCTGGCAGAGTACTGATTGAGAAGCTGCATGACGAATTTTCTGAATTCCTTATAGTTCATTAGGTCTCCCTCCTACGATGGGAGGGCGGAGTCCCGCCCTCCCGAATGAGGATTAGCCGATGTTCAGCTTCGCAACGCCGTAGCCCAGAGGCTTGTCCGCGGAATCCAGCTCCACAACCTCGATGATGGTATGGCTCGAGGTCGGAGTGATCTCCATGCCGGAGGCGGTCAGCTCGGTCCAGCCGGTCTTGGTCATAGCCTGACCATAGGTAGGAGCGCCGGTCAGAGTGGTGCCGGTCTTGTAGTACCAGGTGCTGCCGGTGTCCTTGGCGGGCGCCACGATGACGTTGGTCTTGCCCACAGTCACGCTGGGAGCAGTGATCACGTTCAGGGTGCGCAGCACGCCGGAGGAGCCGATGTAGTAGATGCCGTTCACCTTGTTGTCCAGCACGAAGCAGTCGTAGATGAACCGGCCCTCAACCACATAGCCGCTGTAGCCGACAGGGTTGTCATGGATCTTGTAGTCCTCCAGTTTCTTCGGCGCCACAGAGGCGTAGGGGTGAGTCAGCAGCATGGAGCAGCCGTTGGGCAGGACATTGGAGGGCACCTGCTTGATGGTGACGCCGTCCACCATGCCGATGACGCCGTTGGTCAGCATCTTCTGGCTCATGTCGCCATACCGCACGAAGGCGGGATCCTGCTTGAGCAGGTTGGCGAAACGATAAGAGCAGATGGCCACGCGGCCCTCGTTGGGCGCCAGGTGGTTGCCCAGGAACTCCTGACCGGCCAGGAACAGCTCATAGGCGTTGCTCTTAGTGGGGGTGGTGGTTGACAGGTTGCCCATGGCGCTGGCCTTGGTGGCCAGAGTGGTGAAGACGTAGTTGTCGAACAGAGGGATAATGCTCTGGTCGACCTGCCGGCGCAGAGACTTGTTGGCCTCCATCACCATCTGAGACATGATCAGATCCTTGCGGTCGATGCCGAACACGAAGGACTTGTCCTGCTCGATGGACATCTTCTGCACAGCCGCCTGAAGATCGGTCAGGTTGCCATAGCGGTTGTTCGCGATGGTCCGGGTCCGGTCATAGTCGTTGAGCGGCGCGATGGGCATGTCGTACACGTTGACGGTCTTCACGCCGTCGAAGGAATAGTTGTTGCCGGTTACGCCCTGGGCGTAAGAGGCTGCGGTAAATCTTTCGTCTACCTTTTGGTCAAAGCGTTCAGCAAGGTTCATTGCCATTGCGATTCAACTCCTTTTGTTTCTGTTGAATCGGCAACACCTTCTATTTACCAGGTCGGATCATCGAATCCGGCTGTCCAGATGTCTTCCTGTCCGCCGGTGGAGCCCGACCCTTTGACTCCCTTCACGGGAGCACGCGCTGCCGATTCCTGATTCTGCTTGTAGATGCGGTTTTGCTTCTCAAGCTCTTCTCTCTCGGCGGCAGTATGTTTGGCCTCGTAGTCCAGATAGGCAACCGTCAGATCCTCGCCCCGCATGTATGCCTGGATGACCTCGTCGGGGAACGGTTCTCCGTTCGCTCCAAGGTCAGGCCGTTTGGCAAGCAGCGTCTGAAGATCCTGCGAGAACTGCTCCGGCGACGGCGGTCCCGCCGTCCCATCGGTCTCTGCCGTCTGCCCGTCATCGGCAGCGGTGGTCCCCAGCGTCGGAAGATCTCCTATCCCTATCTGTTGTTTGACGACATACTCGGCAACTTCCTGGGCCGTCCCGCCCTGGACCAACTGGCTCACCTTGGCGGATATCGCGCCGTCTGCCACTCCGGACAGCATGGCGTCCAGTCTCGCCTCCGGCGTGTCGCCCTCGAAGCCCAGCTTCTGCGCCACGTCGGCCAGTCCCGCCACATAGTTCCTGTAGCGGTCGCTCTCCTGCTTGGCCTCCTCGGCCCGCTGGACAGCGCGGTCCATGTTCGTTGCCTTCTGATAAATGGTGGGAAGATCCTCCGGGTTCAGGGTGATGTCCTGCTCCTCATGGTCGATCTTCGCCTTGAACGTCAGCGGGGACGCTTCTGTCTGCTCTGTGGTGGGAGCAGGATCTGATGCCGGCTGCGCTTCGGGCGTCTGGCCCTCCGCTCCGGGTGCTTCCTCGCTGGCTCCTCCGGCATCCTGCTCTGTGGTGGGAGCGGTGCTGCCGTCGCTGGTCTCCGGTTCATCGAATCCGGCAAAGATGTCGAACTCTGCACCATCGCCGCCGAGGTCGATGGCTGACTCTTCCTGAAACAGCTTCTCGTCGAATTCCATAGTGTTGCTCCTTTCATGGTGAGAAAGATTTGGGTGTCACTCCGGCGCGTCCGTCGGGGTGACCTTTTTATTTAGGTGCCGGGGTGCGGACTCGAACCGTCACTTCTCAGCCTTAACCTTTCGTCTGAGACCCACCGTGCCCGGCATATATGGCCCCGCGTGGCGCGGGGCACTGTTTATCCGTTGTTCATCTTCATGCTGACGCTCTTCGCCAGCGCGTTCTTCGCTCTGACGGGAAGATGATCCACCTGCCGCTGGACGTTGCTCGGCAGCGTGCTGATGGCGCTGTCCGCGTCCAGTGCCGCTCCGAACATCTGGGTGGGGCCCGATCCGGAGGACCTGCCCGGAGCGCCGCCTCCCCGCTTGGTGGAGGTGCTGCCGCCGTTGGCGTTGATCTGCTGCATGACGGCCTCCGTCTGCTGGTCCACCTCTGCGTCGGGCAGCGCCTGTCCCGCCGGCGTGCCGTCCATCTTCGCACGTTCCTGCTTCAGCTTCTGAATCAACGCCTGCTTTCGGGGGATCAGCTTGTCCGGGATCCGCTCCAGGTAGTCGATCACGTCGATGATCTGCGCCTCCCGCAGGTTGTCCAGCGTCTTGGTCATGGCGATCTCGCTGTACGCCGTGCTGGCGCCCACGTCCACCCGGACGTTCAGCCACAGCTTCTTGAGCTTGCTGAAGTCGTACCGCTCCATGACCCGGCGGCTCTCTGTGGTGGTCTTCATCAGGCCGGTGTACTGGTTCATCACCGGCATGCTGCTGGAGATGTCCATGCTCGGCGTCTCGAAGTTCCTCGACCGGACGATGGGCCGCTCTCCGTAGTACGTCCCCATCATGTCCAAGAGGATCTTCACCACGTCCTCCGCCCATTCGTACATCCCGCTCCGGATGTTCTCCAGCGGGACCTCCGCGTTGGACTGCATGACCATGATCGCGCTGGTGTTCTCGCTCTTGATGTTGCCCATCTGAACGTCCGTCACGCCCAAGCACTCTCTGGTGAACTGGATCGCCTGGTTGATCACGCCCATGATCTGGTTGCTCATGTCCGGAGGCGCGAGGTTCTGCGCCACCTGGTTGATCGCCATGCCCGGCGTCAGATTGTGGACGGCGATGGCCTGCCCGATCTCGTTGGTCCACTGGCCGATCACGTCTGCGTTGTATACCGTCTTGGGGAACGCCTCGAGCTGCAGGTGCTGCATCACCATGGCGAACATCCGGTTGATGAAGATCTGGTTCTGGATCACGCCCGTCACCAGCGCCCTGCCGTGGTAGCAGTTCTTCTGCTTCTCCCAGTTCGCCCAGGCGATGGGATAGCAGCTCAGGCCGGTGTCGATGTCCTCGAAGATCGTCTGCGTCTGCGTGCACTTCGTCACATGGACGCTCGTCACCCGCTCCTTCACGTTCCGCATCTTCTGAATCGGGCGTCCGTTCACGTCCAGCAGGAGCTCGCCGTCATCGTCCTTCTCGTACACCGGGTCGCCGTTCTTGTAGTACACAGGCTCCATGACCGGGTTCCCGTTCAGGTCCTTCATGTTCTGCTCCGTGGTGACCTTCTCGTACAGATACACATACAGCGCCTTCGCCGTCTCGCATCCGTTCAGTTCCACCTTGCCGCCGCTGGCCGCCTGCTCCTGCCACTCCGCGTCGGAGGTGATCTGCATCGCCCCAAGCTCGTCGCCCGGGTGCCGCGCCAGGTACTCCTCCCGCAGATTCTGAACAGTGTCACGTCCGATCAGCAGGATGTACGGCTGCGCCTGCGCGTCTGAGTCGTTCGGGTTGCCGAACATCACGTTCACGCCGTCTACCAGCTCCATCCGGATCTCGCCCCGGTATGTGCCGGACGCCCCGCCGTAGGGCAGCGCGTCGGCGTCCCAGTAGAAGTGCGCACAGTAGTCGCCGGTCTGCGCCGCGTCGAACAGCGCCTCCCGGATCCGGTAGTCCATCTTCAGCTTCTCCAGGAGGTTGTTCACCTCGGCCTGGGCGAAGTCCACGCTGCTGGCAGCGCCCTTCGTGTCGCCCTCGCCGCCGTCGTAGTAGCTCAGCGGCTCCAGCGATACGCTGATACCGCCGCTGGTGACCTGGCTCACAAGGATGTTCGCCACCCGCTTGATGAAGTTGAACGTCGGCTTCGGCAGGCGGCTCATGGCCGGCGTCATCGGCAGGTGCACCCACTGGTTGCCCGCGTAGAACTCCGTGTTCGTGTCCACCAGCGTGTAGTAGTTCGGCGTCAGGTTGTTGTTGTACCGCTTGCCTTCCTCGTACAGGTTGAACGCCCGCGTCCGCTGGTCCTTCTTGTCCTTCATCATTTCAGCGTCTCACCTCCCGGCCCGTCCAGCTCTGCTCCAAGCTGATAGGCATCGTTCATGCTGTAGCTCATCATCTTCTGAAACGCTTCGTGATCCTCCATTACCCGCTTGCGCTCCTTCTCCGCCACGCTGGGCGGCGTCGCAGGCTGGGCGATCTTCCCGCGCAGCGTCCACCCCGCTGCCGCTCCAAGCACGAACAGAGCGATCATCGTGGCCCCGCACGCCATTCCAATCAGTACTGCCATCTCTTCACCTCACCAGTAGCCGTCCCCCTGCGGCCCGATCCCGTATGGATCGAACATGTCGCCGCTCAGGAACAGCGCCGTCTCGTAGTCGTTGATCTCCTCTTCCTCGGTCTCTTCGGTCACCGCCGCTTCGCCCCAGGCGTACTGCATCTTGCTCAGCGCCTGGGTGCTTGCGTCCACCATGTCGTCGTGTTTCCCCGCCGGGAACTCGCTCCACTGCTTCAGATAGTCCTCCAGCCACGGCGCCCCCTTCGGCAGGAACACATGGCCGGTCTCGATCGCCGGACTCACCGCGTTCACCCGCGCCACCTTGCCGCCCATCGGGTTCACCGCCATCACGCCGGGCATCTCCCTCTGAAGCGTCTGAATGATCGCGCTGCCGTTGGCCTTGTCCTCGATGTACAGCCGCCCGGCCTTCGGATAGTACCCACGCACCGTCCGGATCTTCCTCACCGTCCCCGCGAAGTCCAAATGCTCGTTGCAGCAGTATCTGAGATAATAGCTGTCCTTCAGCTTCCCCCAGACCTGGATGCTCACATAGTCGTTGTCCTTCCCGTCCTTGAACGCCGCATCCACGCTGATGCACTCCGTTCCGAACGTGGTGATCTCCTTCGGGTCGTAGTACTGCCACCACTCCCGCTTCACCATGTTGCCCCCCTCGATCACAGGGTTGCACATGTACAGGCTGCTCCAAGCCCTCGGGCCGCCCTGCGCATCCGCCAGGTAGCTCCCCTTGAACTGCTCCAGCCACTCGGCGCCCTTCCCGATCTCCGGGCACAGCGGCTCTCCGGGGCTCCGCCCCAGCGGGTCGTCGTCCTGCGCCTCAACTGGCAGCCGGATCAGATCCGCGCACGCCTCCGTGCGCAGCATCCGCGCCGCCATGTCGTCTTCGTGCCAGGGCGTCATGATCAATATCACCTTCGCCCCGGCGCTGAGTCTGGACTTCATACTGTTCAGCCACTCGCCCCAGAGCCGGTTCCGCGTCGTTTCTGAGTCAGCCTCCTGCCGGCTCTTGATCGGATCGTCTATGATCATCAGATCCGCAGGGTTGCCTGTGATGCCGGACATGATGCCGCGGCTCAGCATGCTCCCACCCTGACTTAGCTCAAAGTGATCCGCCCGGTCGATCTTCCCGATGGTGATTCCGAAGAGCGTCTTCCCGACCTTCTTCACCTTGTCCTTGTTCTTCCGCAGGAACCGCTCTCCGGTGTCGTCGTTGTAGCTGACCTCGATCACCCGCCGGTCCGGATACTTGCCCAGATACCAGCTCGGCAGAGCCTCAGTCACCGTCATCGACTTTCCGTGCTGCGGCGGAGTTTCTAATATGAGAATGTCATAGGCGTGACCGGTGTCCGTTTCGATGAATTCCTGTACCTTCTCCGCCAGGAATTCGCTGAACCTCGTTCGCACCCACGTCTTTCCGCCGACATACGCCAGATAGTCTGAATAATGACGGCGGGACAGCTCCCGCTTCGCAAGCTCCGCCTGGGTCTTGTCATAGTTCGCTTTGCTGGGCATCTTCGGGCCTCGCTTTCCGGTACAAAGATTTGTCGAAAACATTGAAATTCTGCAAAATTCGTGAGGTGGCCTGCGCCCCCGGGGGGCGGCGGCCGCCGCCGCGGCGGGGCGGGGCCCCCTCCCCCCGGGGGGACCATAGGAGGGTAGGGGTAAGAAACCATGTATCGTTTCCGGGACCCCCGCCCTGCCCTGGGCGAAAGGGAGTTTCACCCTCGGCCCGCCGCCACCATGCCCGGCGCCGGCGGCGGAGCAGATGATCATGGATCATTCGCCCTGCACCAGCGGCAGACAGAGAGAGGGAGGCCAGGCTCAGCGCCCGGTCTCCCTCCTACATAATCTCTGATTATAAAGTGAATGACCTCAGATCCCTTGAGTATCAATGGGTCTGAGGTCATCGCTTGTCTGAGTGTACCACAACTGTACCACAGGAGTACCTCACTCCGAAGGTTTCTCCCGCTCGGCCAGCCGCCGCAGGTCCTCGTCGCTGAGGCTGCCCAGGTCGATGGACTCGAAGGGTCCGTCCAGGTTCCCCAGCTTGACCATCTGAGCAGGAGCCTGCCCGGCAGTATCCCGCAGGAACTGCGCCGCGTCCTTGTCCCCAGCCTCAGCCTTCTTGCTCATGGCGTGAATCACCTGATCCTGATGCGTCAGCGCGCCTACGTCCTCCGGCAGATTGTACCGCCGCTTGATCTCGGCGGCGTGCTCTTCGTCCAGCGTGCCGGCCATCAGCATCTCGACGGACTCCCGCCAGGTCCGGTTCCGGCGCCGCGTCTCCCCGGACTTGCGCCCGGCCACCGCCGCCGCCTCGCGGCGTTCTTCGGGTGTTCTGGAGTTATTGACTCGATCCCATCCGCTCGGCATCTGCCCGCCTCCTTTGACATACTTGTTTGAGCATACCCTAACATATCCTTTTCAGGTCTGCAATCTGCCAGTCGCTCCCAACCACTCCCGGCGACTCCATGCGGTTAACCGTGTATTGTAAACCCATTCTGACACACGATGGTTTACAATCTAAGCAAGAGAAAAGGCAGGCTCTCGGCCTGCCTGTCTCAGTCTAAGATCAGTCATTTGGGTGTCTTGTCCGGTACTCCGTGCTCATGTCGTAGATGTACTGATCCATGCTGGAGTGTCCCTTCTCCTGGGCATCTGCCTGGAGCAGACTCTCCAGATGATCCTTGATGATCCCATGGACGGACAGGTTCCGATCCTCAGCATACAGCTTGACTGACTCCGCCACATCGACTCTGAGATTGACCTGCAGCTTCTTCATGTTCTGCTGGTCCCACTTCCGATTGCTGGCCGCTTTGGCCGCCGTCACCTTCGCCACGATGCCGCCTCCCTTCTAAATATAGATCTGGTCTCTACCATTGTACCACGAATCGAGGCACTGGGGTATAGTGCATCATCACCAAATCTGGCCGCCTGCTTTTGGTCAAAAGGGAGAATCACTCGCCGACAGTGTTTTTCCGCTTGACAGGCACTGGCCGACAGTGTATTCTGAAGATGGCCTTCGGGCCCGGCAGCCAGCCGGGAACGGAGACCGGAAGGAAACCACGACGACCTGAAAGGAGAACAAACCATGAGCATTCTGAGACACACCGAGACCCCCGACCGCAGCGACCTCCCCGACCTCAGCGACGTCGACTTCACCACCCTGGACCACGACTACGGCTACAAGATGACCGACGCCTACGGCATGGTCTGCACGATCTACGGCGACGACGACGGCGAGGCCTACGTCGAGTACTGGGACGACGACATGTGCCAGCGCAGAACGCTGACCTTCCCCCGCGGCGAGGTTCAGGCATGGAACTGGGCATGGAACCACGGCTACCGCGAATGATCACCCAGCGCTAAGTCGAAACGGCCCACGGGCCGTCCGGACGGGATCGCCTCCGCTCCGCTGATGAGACAGGCGAGAAAGGGAAACACCATGACGTACACCGAATTCAAGAAGACCTACCGCTGGTCCTGCAAGACCTACCAGAACACGCAGAGCCTCTGCTGTGAGAACATGGACGCCGTGATCGGGACCTGCAGCACAGCCACCTACGAGAAGCGCGGCAGGCGCTGGGTGATGACCAAGCACGAGAACCAGGAGCCCATCAGCGTGAGCTACTACATGAACAGCCTGGACGCGGTTCCCTTCTTCCGGAACCTTGGAGGCCGCGAGAAGGTGGATCTCAGCTACACCAAGTTAGGCTATCTTCCGGTTCAGATTTCGAGCATCAGCCCGGACCGCCAGACAAAGATCGTCCGCCGGTTCAACTTCATCTGATCGCAACGCAGAGTGACGGGGCTCCGGCCCCGGTAATGCGGGAGGCCAGGTCACAACCCCTGGCACGCTACAAGGAGGACAACACAATATGAAACAGTATAAGGAATGGACGTTCGTCAGCTACCCCGGACTCCTGGGTGTTCAGAAGGACCTGCCGGGCGGCAGATTCCGGAAGAAGTTCGTCCGAGTGGAGGACGACAGCGAATACAGCTACAAGCTGATGAAGACCAAGATCAAAGCAGCCGGCGGAGCCGAGGGCCTGTACGATCTCATGGTGAGATGCATCGACAAGCACCTGGGCGAATGCCTGGTAGAGAAGATCCTGGAGTACGCGTTCAACGAGATGCGGGAAGCATACCGCTGATCACCCGGTCCTGGAGGGACCCCGGACAAAGGCCCTCCTCCATCAAATCTTTATCAAGGAGGAGCACACGATGATAAACATTCATAGGTTCAACGAGCAGTTCCGGAAGGAGTACAGCTTCCTGTACGACCACAATGACAACGTCGCCGGATACCGCGAGGCCGTCAATGCTTTCGACGAATTCATCAAGGACCCGGCCCTGGCCAGATTCGTCCAGGAGTTCGCGGCGTGGCGCAAGGACCCCATCACATCGGACCGCGAAGCCGCCGCCTTCATGTTCGCCCTGGAAACAATTGCCTGATCCTGACCGAGGGCCCCAGCCCATGGGACCCTCCAGTGAGGACCAGACACCGACAATCTGAAAGGAGATATCATCATGTGGGAATGCAAAGCTGAATACGCCGACAGCACCACCGTCTGCCGCTATGTTCCGTATCAGGAAGGCGGGAACTACTACGTCGAACAGGCCACACAGTACGAGCTGGAGTGCTGGCTCCTGACCCGCCACCCCGACTGCACCTGGTACTCTGTGAACTATGTAGAGGAGGCCTGACCATGTACCAAAACCGGGACACCACCTGTGCTACACTCCAGCCTGAGAGGAGGGAGACCACCGTGAGACAGCACTATGAGGTCATCACCGACGGCCTGCCGGGAGGCAGGACCACCACCTACCAGCTTTTCATCGTCACGGAGACCAGCGCCCCGAGCGGCAAGCCCCACGTCCGCTATGACCGTCTTGGCTCCTACAGCAGCTTCTCCGAGGCGGAGCGGGCCGCCCGTATCCTGGCACCCCCGAAGCGTAACGGCCCCACACGCTGAGAAAACGAGCCCCACGGCACAACGCCGCGGGGCTTCGTCTATTCCAGGCCCATCCTTTGGTATGTGACCTCCGCCTGGGCCAGCGCATCGGAGCGGATCCGGAACATGGCTGTCTCAGAGATCCCTCTGCCCCTCGCCACGTTGACCACCGTCCTGCCCTTCCGCGTGACCGTGGTTCGCAGGAGCTTCCGGATCTCCGTCCAGCTCAGCAGGTCGCAGTAGTACAGATGTAGGGCTCTCCGGTACCGCTGGACCGTCAGGGCGTTTGGCCCCCGGTCGTCGCCGATCTGGCGGATGAACCGCTCCACCTCGCCCCGCCGGCGCTTGGCGTCCTGGATCATCTGCTCCTTCCGGGCCTTCAGGTCCAGGATCTCGGGAGACTCCGCCTCCCGCTGCCCGTGGCTGCTCCGCACCGGATCTGCGTCGTAGGTCGCAACCAGGTGCCGGTGGATCATCTCCGCCTCGGCGATCTGGTCGTCCAGCACGGAGATCTGGTCCAGCATGTCCCGGTAGGACATGAGGAACTGCTCACACGTCCTGCGCATCCGGCAGCACCTCCCTCAGCACCTCGTCCATGTCGATCCCGGCCTGCCTGAGCTCGATCTCCGCCAGCGTCGGAGCGCTCAGGTCGCCAAGCTCGTAGTACTCTGGCATGTTCTTCCAGGCGTCGTTGCAGGCCGCGCAGAACCGCTTGAGGCGGACCGGCCCGAACCCGAACGCCCGGTGCAGGGCCAGGCACACCACCAGCAGGTCGTTCCGGCAGAGCACCAGATGCAGGTCCTTGAGGCGCTTGCCGACCTCATGTTCGAATGCCTTCCGGATCTCCGGCATCTGGAGCAGCTCCGCCGCCACCGCCCGGTTCTGGGTGCGCTCCCTCCGGAGCCTTGCGCCCTTACCCATCGTCCTCCTCCTCCTTCCAGCTCTGCGCCCCGGTGAGCAGGTAGTAATAGGGCCTCGCGTCCATGTACTCCCGGACCGCCGCCACCACCTCGTCGGCGTAGCTGGCCACCATGGCGCAGCCTCCCGCCGCCCGGATCTCCCGGATGGCCTTCTTCTGGAGGGCGGTGAGCTTGCCGATCAGGGGCCGCTTGACCTCGATGGCGATGAACCGTCCGTCCAGCACGCCGTCCACGTCAGGCTCACCGGAGGCCTGTCCGAAGCCGGCGGCGTTCTTCCGCCACCGTCCCGTGGGGAACTCCCGCTCCAGGGCCCGGAGGATCTTCCGCTGGTAGGTGTTCTCCTTCGGAATGAGCTGAAAGACCTTCTTCCTGGCGGCTGTCCGGTCTGCCGCCCGGCCCTCTTCGATCAGGGCTGTTTCGAATTCATACTCTGTCGCATAGTTTCTAAAATCGGTCTTGTCTTTGGATCTGTCATTTGCCATACGATGTACTCCTCCTCGTCCTCGACGTAGCCAGCCTCCAGGCTGGACAGTCTCATGCAGATCGTCCGGACCTTCTGCCGCAGCTCCCGGAGCCAGGAGAGCACCCGCTCCCCGTCGCCCAGCTCCAGCATCCGGCCCGCCTCGTCCTTCGTACTCCGGAACCATCCGGACCCGATCAGGTCATTCAGTTCCCGCTCCAGTTCGTTCACGTCGCAGTCCCAGCACCGCATGCCGACGAAAACGGCGTGAAGCACCAGGTCGTTGGCGGTCTCTCTTGTCTCCTGGAGCAGGGTCTCGAAGCTCTTCCGGTACTTGCCCTTCAGATCCTCCTCGGGGATCTGGAGCCTGCACTTCTCGATCTTCCGGCACTGCTGCCGGAAAAGGTCAATCAGCTCCTGGGTGCTCATCGCCCTCCTCCTCTCTCAGCATCAGGGCCTCATACCTGGCCGCGTAGTACCCGGCGGTGAAGGTCCACTGGGCTTTCAGGTGGTCTGCCAGCAGGTTTGTCTTCCGCTTGATGTGGTAGATCTGGATCAGGAGCCAGCACCTCACCGCGTCCACGCCGAACTGCTCGACCATCAGGTCTATATCTCGCTCTGTCGGTGTCCCCGGCAGTGTTTTCATTGCCAAAATCGCGTCGCCTCCTGTGATTTTTGGGAGTGATACCACTAATTATTACCACTAACGAAATCGAGAAAACCCTTGCGCCGCAACGGTTTTCGGCCCATTTTGGGCCGTTACCACTTTTCCTGTGGATATGATGCGTATTTAGTAAATTTGTTTGTTTTAGTATTTCTTAGGCAAACTGAAAAACAATTAAACTATATATAGTAATAGTGGTTATTTAGTGGTAATAGTGGTTATATATATAAGAAAGCCCTTGCGCCGCAACGGTTTTCGCCGTTCCCCCTACTGTTACTCCTAAGGAAAATAAGGAGTAACAGTAGGCTTTAGGCGTTACACGAAGGGCAGCTCCTCCTGGCCCACGATGTCCCACATCTCGCTGCCGCCCGGCTCTCCGGACACGGCGCTGAGCCGCAGGGCCACGAACCGGCTCACCATGCCGTTGAATCGTTTGACCACGTCATAGCGCTTCTTGTTTCCCTCCATGGCATAGTTGATCGCGCCGATCTCCGCCAGGTGCTTTTTGGTCTTCCGGACGGAGTACCCGCCCTCCTCCATGGCCTGCCGGAATGCCGGCCCGAGGATGTATGCCACGTCTCCCTCGATGTACCCGTAGCAGGGATCCCTGGCGTCGTCGCCGAAGTGGTCCTTCCGGGAGGCGATCCAAGATGTTAGATAGCTAACCGCATTGTCGTTCACGTCGTCCGGCTGGTTCTCGGAGATCCCCAGTAGTACATTTCGGCACATCCCGACGGCGTGCTCCATCGCCTCCTGCTCAGACTCTCCGAAGAACTGCTGGGAGATCATCATGTCCGCCACCCCCACGACGGCCACACATGCCCCGTGGGAGGCGTTCTTCTCGGAGACGTATGGTTCCAGCCGCTTCTGGAAATCGGCGTAGCGTTGACGCAGCGCCGTCCTGGCCTCCTCGGAGCGCAGGCCCTCCAGAAACTCCGGCCCCGCCCATCCGCAGTTGTCGCCGCAGTGGGCGTGCATCTCCGCCGCGTCCCGCTCGGACTCGAAGGGCCCTCCCACGATCTCGATGATCCGGGAGGAGACGCCGGTCATGGTCCGGTCTGAGATGATGGGCTCCTCTCCTGTTGTGAGGAACACGTTCCGCCAGGTCTTGGCTGCCCGGAGGGAGCTGTCCTTATTCAGACGTTTCCGGCTGGAGCCCTCGCAGAGCTTGTAGATCAGGCCGCTGAGCCGCTGGTCGTTGGCTCCGGAGATCTGCCGCTCGTCGATGCCTACCGGCAGGTCATTGAAGGTGGCGCAGTAGGCCTCGATGGCGTTCTCCGTGCCGTTGTAGGTGGTGATGAGCTGCTCCGGGTCGCCCCAGGCAGACAGCGCCGCCTTCAGCGCTGCGGTCTTGCCGCCACGGCTGTCGCCCCAGTTGTAGACGCAGAAGATCCGGCACTTGAGGATCGACAGCAGCGGCGCCGCGAAGCTCGATGCCAGGATGAACCGGAACCGCCAGCGCTCCCGGTGGGGCGCCATTGTGTCGATCCATCCCTGCCGGACGCCGGCCTTGCAGAGGTAGCTCAGCACATAGGCGTTGTTGGAATCGAAGATCATGTCGTCGGCGAAGAACGGCATGAACCGCCCGCCGCTCTGCCATCCGGTCTGCTCGGTGGATTCCCGCTTCTCGATTGTGTCCATGTTGTTCTTCTCCAGTGCATCTAAGTATCTGACGACGAACTTGGCATTCTCAGAGTTGACCGTCACGCCGTTGTCCGCCAGCCGGATGATCCCCCGGCTGGAGAACAGGTCGCTCCTGCCGATGGTGACGGACTGCCACGCCCCGTCCCGCTTGAAGCTGACCTCCACCCGCTCCAGCCCGGTCTCCCGGTTCCGGAGCCGTTTAGAGATCATCAGCGGGGTGGCGCAGACGTTGGTTTTCAGACCGCTGTCCGCGTCCACCATCCAGATCCCGTCCTCCCCCATGAGCCAGCCGTCCGGCTGCCGGAGCGCCACCGGGGCGCCCTCCATGGTCTGGGCGATGACCTGCTGCTCCAGGCTGACGGTCTCCGCCTGGGAGATGATGTTCTTGAGTTTCTCGGCGGCGTCCTCTCCGTCCCGGCACCAGAGCTCTGAGGGATCCTTGACCCCCAGCGGCCCCACGGTGATGGTCCTGACGGTGCCGGCGTAGCCGCCGTCGCTGAGCTTCCGCATGAGCTGCTGGAAGAAGGCCTCGCCGCCCTGATCCGGCTCCAGATGGAGGTACAGGTCGACGCCCTCGAACCATCGGCACCAGTCTGCCTGGAAGTTCGTGGCACCGGGGATCCCCAGGGCGGGGAACCCCATGTGCCAGAGGGTCTGGCTGTCGCTCTCGCCCTCGACGAGGATGCACCATCCCGCCTCCCGGATGGACGCCATGCGCCACATGCCGTAGGGCAGGAGCTTTCCGGAGGAGCCGTACTTCCAGCCGAACCGCCGTGAGGCGCCCTTGGGATATCGTTTCCGGAAGGTCACCTCGTCGCCGTCCTCGTTGAGGTACGGCAGCTTCAGGTACCCGCCGATCTTGTCCTTGCCCGCCTCCATGCGGCACTCGGTCTTCAGCCACTCCGCCGGCAGGCGCTTCTCCATGGCGTACTCCGCCACGGAGTATCCGCCCACCGCAGCGGTCTTGGAAACCGCCTTATTGGCGGTCCCCAGGCCGTTGTCATCGAGGATCTTTTTGTAGGCGTCCTTGGTGCTGATGCCGTCCCGCTGGGCCACGAAGTCAACGTAGTTCCCCTCGGCTCCGCATGCGAAACAATGATACCGTCCGGTTCTCAGATCCACGGACAGGGACGGTTTGCTGTCCTCGTGGAAGGGGCACAGCCCCGTGAGGCTGTCCCCTTCGATTTTTGCTTTGGTGATCGCGGCGCCGTAGAGCCACTCATAGTCCAGAACGGCGTCGAGATCTATTTGCGCTGTGTTTCCAGCCACTGTGCCTCCCCTCCTGATTGATCGGTGTCATGGATGTTCTGTCGGTCATGTCATGTCATCAATCAAAGGGGAGCTCTTCGTCGGTGGTGGTGGTCAGGTCGGTGTACTCCTGCTCCTCCACCGCCTGGAACGCCTGACTCAGGGCGATCCCGCGGCACAGCTCCTTCATCTCGAGGATGTCCGGGAGCTGATCCTGGGGCACGTCGCCGGCCTTGGCGAAGACGCAGGTGGAGTAGTCGATGCCGGACTTAGACTTGGCCTTCTTCAGGGTGATCCGGGTCCGGACCTGGCAGAGCTTCTGCTTCCGGGCCACCACCCGCATGGCGAGGTAGGCCTTGAAGTCCTTCAGAGATGTGGCCGGGAGGCTCAGCACCTTGGGGAAGACCTCCCCATCCATGAGGATGTACAGGTCCACCCGGTTCTGGCAGGCCTTGCCGACGCCGTCCCGCCCGCTGCCGAATTGGTTGTATTTGCAGGTGGCGCAGGACTTCTCGGTGCCGGAGTCCCGCATGACGCCTGTTTTGCCGTCAGCAGAGGCGCAGTCCGGCTGGTTGCCCTCCTCCGTTGCGCCGGTGTAGGCGTCCCGGAAATATACGTTTTTGGTCTGATGGTGGACGATCACGCCCTCGATGGCTTTCTGGATCTCCGGGGATTCCGGATCGTCGCCCGGCACCTCGAAGGCGATGCCGCCGCCGGAGGGGATCTTGATCTTCTCAAAGCTCAGGCTGCCAAGGCCATCCAGCTCCTCCATGTAGTCGCCCATGGATCCTACGGTGCTCAGTTCGGTGGTGCCGGCGGTGGCCAGCTCGGTGGTCTCTTCGATCTTTTTGCTCATTGTTATATCCTCCTTAGAATTATTTCTCGTCAAAATATGTTGCCTTCTCGTCCGCCTGATGGATCAGGTAGGCCAGAGGGTATGTACTGTAGACCCTGCTCAGGTCCCGGAATCCGCCCTTCACGGCCTCATCGAACGCCCCCATGTGCCAGCGTATCGCCATGGCCTCCTCGGTGCTCAGCGGCATATACTGCGTCACAAGCCACAGGCTCTTCTCGCCGTGTCCCATGGGCAGCGGATCGTTCTTCCGGTAGGCCTGGACCTGCGTCCATTTCCCGTCCTCGCCCTTGACGTTCCGGGTGTAGATCTCATATGTCCCGATCTTGCAGAGGTCGTGGAGCAGCGCCGCGATGGCGACCTGATCCCATGCGACGCCGGGGTAGTCCTCCGGGTGGCTCTGGAACTCCTCCATGGCCCGGTGATAGACGTTCAGACTGTGGCGGCAGAGGCCGCCGGGCTCCGCCAGATGGTAGGCGGCGGAGCTGGGGTCCCGGAAGAACGTGGTCCCCCGCAGCCAGCTCATCAGGCTCTCGGCGCCCTTCCTGCCGGTGTCCTCGATCAGTTCCTCGAACCGCTTGTAGTTTAATTTGATCTCATGCTCGGTCATCTCATCCCCTCCTGACTGAGATATCGGTGTACTCATAGGTGTTGATGCAGTCGGCGTACTCCTCCGGGAGGACGCCGTCGTTCTCTTCGGCAATGGCCCGCATGGTGGCGGAGAGCGTGTTGGCGTTGACGGTCTCCTGGATGATGTCGCCCAAACCTTGTTCTCGCAGAAGTCCGAACAGTTCCTCCTCCATGCCCGCGGCTTTGGAGTACTTGGTCTTGGCCTGGAGGGAGTACTTCCTGCCGTTGCGTCCGATGCTGTCGGTCTCCTCCTCCAGCATGGCGTTTATCAGCTCCTCCTTGATGGCGTCCCTGTCGTGCTTGGCCTCCATCAGCTCCGCCTCGAGCTGATCCACGGCGTCCTTCGCCGCCTGGAACGCGTCCACCAGATCAGCAATCTTCATCGTCGTCCTCCTCATCCAGAATGTACTGCACCGCGTCGGTGCGGCTCAGGCAGTTCTCGCAGCCGCAGACGTTGTTGTACTCGTCCACATAGTAGGTCGCGCAGGGCATGCCGCACTCGGGGCAGACGGGAGCTTCCTTCAGACTCAGATCCACGGTGTACCGGATCCCATGGGACTGATGAATGTCATGGATGATCTTCTCCACATCGACCTTCACCTCTTCCGGATTGATCCTCGCCTCTCCCGGGTCCCATTCCTGCGGCTTCATATTTGCCTGGATCTCTCCGCCGCAGGCGGCGTAGCCCGCAAGATCCACCCAGTTGTCCTCCTTGAACCGCCCGCTGGAGATCCGTGCGATCTTGACCAGCGCCAGCATGGCGGCCACGTCGTCCGCCGCCACGGGGTGGTGCAGGTAGCTCTCCCACATCTCGGCGATGGTCTGGAAGTTCTGCTTCGGGGAACCGTACTGATCCTCCCGGTCTCCGCAGACGAACTGCCGGGCCTTCTCCAGGATCTCCTCCCGGCCTGTCACGATTTCCTTCATCTTCATATCACAGCCCTCTCTTTCTCGTGTTGTTCTTGATGGCGCCCAGCTCCTGCCGGAGCACATCAGCGTTTGCGTTGATGTTGTCCTTGAGGTCGGCACCGAGTGCCGCCCCGGCATCGTTCAGCGTCTCGTCCAGCTTGGTGATCGCCGCCTCCATCCTGTTCAGACCGTCTGCCATCCGGGCCTGAGTCGCGGCGAGTCTCTGCATATCGGAGAGTATCGCCTGACCGTAGGTCTTGAGGTCTGCTAGCATGGCTTTCATCAGCTCCGTCTGGGCGGTTTGGTTGGACAGTACCCGCATGCAGAACTCGCCCGTCATGTCTGCCTGTTTTTTCTCCGGCTCTGGAGCGGTCTGGACAGTCTCTCCACGTTTGGCGGCATCCTGTTCCCGCTTCTTTGCGGTGTCCAGAGTCTTTATTTCGTCCGCATACTCCAGAAGTTCCGCCGGGATATTTACGTTTAGAATCTCCTGTAACTGCTCCAGAAATCTCCGCCGGACGGTCTTGCTGTGATAGATATCATGCTTCAGCGCATCCCAGTCACCGTTTCGTACGTTTTTGATGCTCTTGGTGGTATACCCGACCACCTGAATTGATACTCCAACCGACCTTGCAATCTCGCCGTTTGTTTTGCCCTGTACGAGATACGCTGTAACGATATCTCTGACCTGCTGAATTTTCACGTTAATCTCCTTTCAGAATGTACGGAACGTCGTACCCCGCCCGGCAGAGGATCTCCAGCCATGCGGCGTTAGGGCTCGAGCCCTTGTTCCATCGGTAGATATGTTGAATGTTGATTCCGATCCGGCTGCACTCCGCCTGGAGCGTCGTTCCCCGCCGGTCCGCCATCTCGTTGATCGCCCGGAACGCCCGGCGACCGATCTCAGGGTTCTGCATGCTACACGGCCTCCGCCGGACTCTTGAGCCAGTTGAGCATATCGTCTTTATCTCGGATTTTCACGCTCTGCTCCACGACAACGCACGGGTCATAATCTCCCCAAGCGTCTCTCTCAAGTGTATATATACCGCCGATAAACTCCGCCAACTCCTCATCGCTCATAGCCCGGATGCGGTCGGCTTGCGTCCTTATAGTGTTCTCTCGCACGTCAGCGGCAGGGAACTTTTTAACCGACACACGGATATAGGACTTGACGCTCTCCGTTGTGAACGGGTTGCCCTCGATTGAGCGGATGAACGCATCCTTCTCGATGTACTCAGCCATCCCCGTCACCTCCCAGCGCCTTTCTTATATTCTTCAAATCGTTTCACCTTCCCGAATATGATTTTGTTGTTGCACCATCTCTGGAGATCACGGATTTCTTTCGGCGCATCCGGCTTGTTGTAGACCATCACATAGGGGTCATAACCAAGATCCCGTAGCGTATAGATGCGGTACAGATTCTCTTCCATGGTGCTGTCGTAGTTGGTTAGGCAGCAAACCGTCCCGTATCGCCCGTGAGGCTTGTTTTTTGCTCTCTCTGCGTACCGCCGAAATTTCCCTTCCAGATCATCTTTGGGATTATCCCACGCGAAGTGAACCACCTTCAGTCGCATCCCGTTGAGATCCTCAATGTCGGCATCATTGATGCATCGGATGTCAATTCCTTGCGTGAAATCAATCAGCGCACCCGTCTCCCGGTACTGTCGCATCAGGTCACGCTTCTCCCGGCAAGCTGTGATGTTAGGATCAAGCACTTTGATCTCCGGCTGTCCGTTCCAGAAGTCAGATACATCTGCAACCTTAACTGAGCATCGTCCCTCTTTCGCCGCAACATGGCAAAAGGAACAGCCCCTTGGGCAACCCCGACTTGTCATGCTTACGGCAAAATCAAACTGCGGATAGATGGAGTAATCTGGGAACATCTTTTCCATCTCCGGCGGAAGGTCAGCGTTCTTGGATTGGTCAAACACTTCCTTGCCATCAGATCCCAGAGAAATGCAGTACCCTGTACCACCTTTAATTACTTTGTCTGCATTGAACGGTTCTGGCACATCTGGACTATACGCATCCGAGAAGATCTTGCTCATATAGACCACATCGTAATGGATGAAGTCCGACCACCACCACTCGACCTCATCTCCCTGCGCCTTGTGGTATGCGCTGATCCGCATTAGGGCGAGATTCGGGAAGTTGTGGCCGTCAACATCAATCAGACCGACCTTCATGGTCACCTCCCAGTGCCGCCCTCTTGTTCCACGCATTGATATGCGCTTCGATGTTCTTCAGCCCACGCAATCCAGTGTCTGGTCTGATAGGGCATCTCTTGTTGGTACAGGCAATATACAGTTCGTTCGTCACGCCCCATTGCAGGATACTCGGCGTTTCTCCGCACCACGGGCACGGCTTTA